ATTTTGTATATTATTTTTTAGGTTCTGTAAACCTATTTTTTGTAGCATATAGAATCCTTATAAAGGAGGCAGTAGGTATGATGGAGTACTGCCTCCATTATAGAGATACTATCATCGTTTATACTGTGTATTCTTCCAACTAAACCAAGAAGGAAGTCCTAAATGAGGTCTCTTATCAAACATATTATCTTTAGCTCCCGGTGTCTTATGATTATTATAATGTAAAAAAGCTTGAATACATTCTTTACCATTAAATTTATTTCTCCAATGTTCTAGTTCACAGCCCCTATAAACTAGCATATCTCCTGGTTTTAAATCTACTTTAATTCCTTTAGTGTTCTCAGATTTATAACTTTCACCCGGAACCACTCTTCCTTTAGCAGCATCCGGCTCTAAATATAAAGCCCATGGATCTCCTGCAAGATTCATCGTTGTAGATATCTCACAACTAAACCTATCCTTATGTCTTTTTAAAACATCCCCATTTTTATAAATTCTGGCAAAAGTATAAGCAGGGTTTAATTTTAATCCTGTCGTCTTTTCCATAATGGATTGACACTTCAACATTAAAGTTTCCATAGCGATATCTGAATAACTTGAATAGGTATGTGGAATCTGACCGTCGTCGGCCTCATATTCACCTAATAATGTTTCATAAGGAGAAATAAATCGGCGTTGTCGACAGGTATCATAAACCTGTTTTTTTATTGAAAAGTAATTAGCTATAAAAGCTGCCAGGTCTTTTGAGATTGCCTGACGAATAATACAATATTTTTTTATTTTAAAACTCATAGTTTATATTTAAAGTTAATCTACATAATTTATCTGTACAAGTTGTACTTTTATGTTCTTTCAATCCATTAAAAATAACACATTTATTTTCTTCAGATTTTATCTTTTTAAAAGGTTTTTTAAAAATAGTAAATCCATTATTTTCATTAATAAAAAAAAGTGCTGTTGTATGGGGTTTTTGAAAATCTATGTGATAATGATGCCCAATTATTTTATGTGTTTGAGTATATAAATTTAATTTAACTCTTAATAACTTTTTTATTTTTAACTTTTCAATAAATTCCGGTACTATATTCTTATAGAATTGACTGTTTATTTTATCAAAAGAATATAGAATATGAGTAAAGTAACACTTCTTATCATTTTTTGTTGTTACACCATCGTGAAAATACCAAGGAAAATCTTTATTAGTCGCTAAAGAATTTATTTGTTTTAAAAGATTCGAAGAAATAAGGTTCTTTTGTGTTTTAAACATTTCTTGCCATCTCTTTAGGAATAGCAGTAATGTTCCAATGTATAAATCTGAAAGGCGCTTTACCGTGATCAACTGCATACTCGTGTTCTAAATATCCTGGAAAAATAATTAAACTTCCAGGTTTAGGTCTAAAATGAACTAGCTCTGTACCATGAAAGATACCTTTTAATTCTGGTTTCATTTTTAATTTAGTAGTTCTTGCACCTGTTCTTGGTTCATGGAAAATAGGAAAAGAAGTTTTTTCACTGCATTTTAAAAAATAGAATCCTGAAACATGTTGGTTCCAATGTACATGAGCGGAGTGGTGGCCACCACCGTTCTTACTAAATTCTTGTACCCACATTTCAGAAAACATCGTTTGATATTGTTGCATATCATAACCATGATGGTCTAAAAATTCCCAAGACTTTTGACCTACATAATTTCTTAAATCTATAAAATCATTATCTTTTGTTAATGGGGTTGAATGCCATGATCTACCAAAATCACCAAGTTGTTTTAGATATGTCTTACTCTCCGGCATTTTTTTTGATGCCTTAATATATTTATCACTAGCTTTATTTAATGATTTAACAAATTCAGGTTTGTCTTCCATCCATATTGGTGTTTGAAAAAATTCAGTCTTATTCATATTATTTAAATGGATATCCTAAATGCCATAAGACAAGTGAATATCGCGTTCCTTTCGTTATTGGTTTAACTCTATGCCACAGAAAACTAGGAAAAACAATAATACTTCCTTTAGGTAATATCTCCGTTGCTTTTCTTAAGTGTGTAGCTTCATCTCTTTGATGGGGTTCATAGTTTCTAAAATCAAATTCTAGTTCGCCACCAGAATATTCTGAACCATCGGTGAGTTGACAAGTCATAGATAGCTTTCTAATCTTACCATTATCAGGAGAATTTTTATCTTTTCGTTGATAAGGTTTATCCCAGCTGTCACAATGCCAATTATAATATTGATTGAGTTTATATTTTGTAAACTGACAGGGCTCTGACCAATTCCATTCAAAATTCCAGCCAGCATTTTTATTAGCTTGATGGACAAAGGGGTGTATTTCTTTATAAATCCAAGTGTCGTCTAGCCAAACTAGATCAGAATTTCTTTTTCTCTTTAAGTCTTGAACCTCTTCTTTATTTAAAGGTTTTTTATTTAAATCTCTATCTCGCCCATAAGCCCCTGTAATAGCCATTGTTTCTTTTTTTTCTAAAGCATATTTAATAACTTCATCACAGAATCGTGGTGTCAGTGCAGATTTAAAATACCAGAAATAATTAGATAAATTCATAAGTAATCGTTTGTATAAAATTAAGGGAATCCTTTTGATTGTTAGTGATATAATACATTTGCATAGAGGGGAACATGATAAATTTATTATTCGTTAAGGGCACATCCCAATTTCTTCCTGCTCGTCTATTATCATCATAATGAATCCTAACACTACAGTCTTTAACCTTTACACCATATAACAATGTGTAATCAGGAGAGTTTCTTAAATCTAGTGGATCTATATTAAGTAAAGGAAGGGTAGTTTCGTGAGGGGAATAGATATTACCCCACGTTTTTTTATTTATTAATCGAATATTATATTCAAGTCTAATGTGTTCACGGATATAGGTATTCAACTTATCCCAAGTTCTTGAAAATTGAAATTCTTCATTTGTTAAGTTAGAATGTAAAATGTGATGAGAGAGCTCAATTGGATCTATCTCCCAATCTTTTGGCATTGCCACATCGCCGTAATATAATCCTATTTCTGATAGTACTTTCTTTTGCATACCAAGTCCTTTTATAAAGGAAGATATATTAATGTCAATATGAGTAAAAAGATTTGATCTAGATCAATTATGCTGCAGGAGTTATTTTATCCCAAGATTTGCTATCTTCATTCCATTGATAATGAGTAGCAGCTGTTTTTTCTTCGTCGGTTAGATCATCTGGAGCATCCCCGATTGGCGAATGCCATTGAGCGTCTGTAGTATTTAATACCCATGAAGCATAAGGTTTTTTAGGATAAAATAAATTATTATCTTTGTCCCAAGTATAACCTATACCTGCGTAATTTCCTCTTAATGCTTTAGACTCATCTGATAATTCTCCAGTTTTATTATCATAATGTTTACCACCACGAGTATTGTAAGATGTTTGAATCCACATTTGAGCAGGCCAGTTGTTGTGTTTTTCTAAATATGCTTGCCCTACAGTTTCATCTTCAACACCATCAGCGTTGAGCACATCTTTGTTGTCAACCACATGAACAGTAAGTACTTCATTTGTTTCTGAGATTTTTGCAAAGTGTGTCATAGTTTCTCCTTATTTAAATTTGTATCTTAATATTACTACGCCTGAACCACCAGTTCCACCTGCTTCAGGAGATCCTGGATGCCAACCACCGCCGCCACCGCCGCCAGTATTTACTCCTCCAGCTGTACCTGCTGGACTACCAGGACTACCACCAGCACCGCCGCCGCCGCTACCACCAGCACCAGGAGAACCACTTGTTTGATAATAACTTCCTCCTCCACCACCGGCTCTTGCAGTTGGAGTTGCATTAATACTTGATGTTGCACCTGCTCCTCCAACACCACCGGCACCACTTGGTGGTGCGGCTCCAGCAGCACCAACTGCAGTAGCTCCACCACCACCACCACCAGCATAACTAGGTGCACTAGGATTTCCATTACCACCAGCAAATCCTTGAGCAGGACTAACTGGAGGAGTATTACCTGCAGCGCCAGAACTACCACCAGCACCGCCGCCGCCGCTACCACCAGTACCGCCTGCTCCACCAGCGACTCCTCCTGAGCCACCTCCAGCTGAACTATAACTTGAAAAAGTTGAAGTGCTTCCTTGAGCTGAAGCAGCACCCCCAGGTATGCCACCTGGTCCCCCACCACCTACTACTATTGGATATCCTTGTACTGAAATTGTAACAGCACATCCTCCTGCTATAGGAGAAGCTGTATAAGATCCTGTAGCTGTTCCAGGGGATTCTCTATAACCTCCTGCACCGCCACCAGCACCTCTTGTGTTACCTCCTCCACCACCACCAGCCGTAACTAACCAATCAGCTGCATTTTCTGGAGCTGATGGACTTAAAGATGTAACACAAAAAGTTCCATCACCTGTAAAAGTATGAATTTTGTAATCTCCAGAACAAGTAATTGTTCCACCTGTTGCTTGAATAAAAGGAGGAACTCCACCACCAGAACCAAATCCTAAAACTTGATAACCAAAGGACTTACCTCTATTTTGAATTTTTTTTGAACCTTTGCCTTCAGTTTTTAAAGGAAGAAGGTTATCTAAATCTTTCATATTCTATGCTCTTTATGCGTCGTTAGCAGCGTCTGTAGTATAAAATAATTTAATTCCTAATACTCGTGCTTCACCTGTAAAGGTATCGCTACCATCGGCTGCATCTCTATATAATTGAAAAAATGTTTGATCATCGTCAGCTGGAGATCCAGAAATTGTCATTGCACCACTCACGGCAGTCATTTGAATATCTTCTACAGTTCCAATTCCAGCATCTGTGACTTCTACAGCGGTTCCAAAAGCTACATCGGCTGTGTCGCCTTCTGTACATGAAACACCCTGAAGACCAAAAATACAGTTATCCGTATTATCAGTACTTGGACTCCAAAAAACTTGATAAGTTACTGTATCTAAATTCCATGATTTTGGCATCGCAATAGCAAACTGTGCATATTGTGCTGTACCTGCATCAAAATCTAAAACCTTTAATTCAGGTCGAAGTGCTGTTGTTTCAACCGATGCCGCGTCAGCGGGATTAGTTGTAGGAAGATAAAATGCAGTTGCAGGTATCCACATCGTTTCTTTTCCTGCAATTTTTACTGCTGCTGTTG